TCATCCTTTATCACAAGCTGTATCAGCAGTTGATTCTATAGTAGAAATCACTGGTAAGGTGCCAGGATTAGAAGACAAACTGATTGGTAATCTATCAAGTGCAAGAATATCAGAGATCAATAGTGCTATTGGTGAAACAGTTGCAAATGGTGAGTTAAAACTTATAATCAGTACTGGTTCTCCTGAAGCTATATCAAGAGCATTAAAGAATGTAACTAGTGAGAGAGTGCCAGATGCCATACTATCAAGTGTTGCAGCACCAAATGGTAAGCAGAGTGTATCTACAATAGAAAAGACTATAGAATCAAACATTGGTTCAGCTACTGGTCTCAGTGAATCTATTGCTGCATATAAGAGTAACTTTTCAAACATACTTGGTTTCACAGGTGGCAGTTTACTATCTAACGTAACACGTAAACTTGACTCAACTACAGATATAGTATTAGATGATCTAATTAATGGTACAGGTGTTGATAAAGAGGAAGTTGTTAATCTTATTGAGAATGACAATAGGGAAGAAGCAACTAAACTAATAGCAAGTGAGTCATCAAAAGAGTATGCAGACATAGAAGAAAAGGTAAATCAGATCCTTATAAATCCAAATGATACTGTTGAATTCAATGAAAGTAAGGCAATTGGTAAAAAGACAGGTAATTCATACGTTATTGGTTCAAACAATAATAGTTGGAAAGGTAAAAATACACCTATATCATCTGATCTATTTACATATGTAGATTCAAAAGAAGAATTGGTTGCTGAGTTTAGAAATAGTAATAGAGAGATTACTGAGTTTATAGCACACTGGACTGGTTCATACACTAATCAAGACATAGGATCACCAGAAGTACACGCATGGCACTTAGATAATGGATGGTCTGGTTGTGGTTATCACTATGTAATTAGACGTGACGGAAGAATACAGAGAGGCAGACCTATTGATAGAAAAGGTGCTCACTCAGCTGCATATGGTCATAATGATAAGTCTATAGGTGTTTCTATGGCTGGTGGTTATAACTGTCCAACAGGCACTAATAACCCTAATAGATACATTAGTGCAGATAGTTTAACACCCGCACAGATGGATTCTTTTAAGAAGTTTGTGGGAGCCTTCTATGAGGTATGGCCTTCTGGACAAGCACTAGGTCATAACGATACATCAGATAAAGGTAAATTAGATCCTGGGTTTGATGTACCAGAATATGTAAGTGCTAACTTTAATAAAACAAACTTGATAACAGATGCTAAGGCTTCTGGTCCACTCACAACAGAACAGATTAATTCAGGAATAATAGTATGACAACCGAAAGAGATGATCTAAAAGACAGAGTACAAAGGTTCGGTAGTGGCTTTGTTGATACTCAAGGTACTAATAATAATGGCTTTTTGGATCCTAATAAAGAGTTTCCAAGAAAGAAATATAATAATCTATCTAGTGTAAACGAAGCTGTTAGATCAGGTGAAACACACCAACTACCATTAGGAGCCGAGGTTGATGTTCCTCCGCTTACAGCTACACAATATCCATATGCTGATATAAAAGAAACAGTTTCTGGTCACGTACTTGAGTTTAATGATACACCAGGTGGCGAACGTATTCTTATTAAACATAATAGTGGCTCTGGTATAGAATTAAGACCAGATGGTACTGTAGTTGTTCTAGCAACAGATAACAAAGTAGAAGTCACTCATGGTGATCAGACTGTTATAGTAGAAGGTAATGGTCAACTTACATATGAAGGTGATCTTACTATTAATGTTAAGGGTGATTTTAAAGTCAATTGTGATAACTATGAAGTTAACACTAAAGGTGATAAGAAAGAAAACATTGAGGGCAATAGCAGATCAAAGGTGTTTGGTAATAAAGGTTCTAATGTATCTGGTAATAATAGTAAAGTAGTTGCCGGAGAATCAGTAAGCACACACCTTGGTAATGTTACTACAGCTATTAAAGGTACTAATAAGCAAGCCACAGAAGGTGATATCATTATCGCTGGTTCATCTAAGATTGAACTTACTGCAGAGACTAGAATAATACAATCATCACCTAAGATGAACATACAAGCACTTGAAGCATATATATGGGCTGATACTGGTACATTCGGTGGTGTAGAAGTAAGACATCATGGTCAAGGAGCACACTTTAGTGAAGGTGTAACAGCCCCAGCATTCTGGGGAGATTTACAAGGCACTGCAGTTCGATCTATTACAGCTGATGTTACTAACTCTCAGAACTATTCTGATCCAGATACACACGAAGGCTCTGATGGTAATCAAGGTACTGCTCAAGGATATACTACAGATGATACAGCACAGCCACCTGTATATACTGCTGCATCTGGTGTTCTATCAGATGTCCTTACTAAATCAGAAATAGGTGTAAAGACTGTTAAAGTTGATGTAGATAACTTCTTATATAACTCATTAAGAATTAGAAAATTAGATACTGTTGATGTGAGATCAAAGTTAAGGGATCCTTCATATCTTAATGATGTAGACTTTGCTGCTATTCAATTAGGAGCAGGTAGACTTAATGAACAATACACTTCTACAACACCTCCAGGTGGTTATGGTAGAGTAAGAAAAGCTGGCGGGACTGCACAAAGAGGATCATCTAAATTAGGTAATGTGGGTATTGAGAGAGCAACTAAGACATTTATTGTAGATAATAAAAAGAAAATATTCTCGCTTACTGATCAGAAGTTTGGTGAAATAGATTTACTTACAGACATTACTTCTACTACTATATTAAACAAACCAGTTAGTATGGCAAGATTCATTGGTGCTAATGATGCTGGTTCATTTAAATCATTATCGTTAGCTGATAAGAAACAGATTGCCAAGAACTATCTTATTCAGACTCATATCACTAAATATGCTATGGGTACATCTGGTAAGTTTTCAGCATATAAACTCAAGGCAGTAGAAGGTTTCTATGCCAAGGAACTATATGGTAAAGGTGGTGCCGCTGGGCTTTTAACAGAAACACTTACAGCTGGTGGTTTACTTGATCTAAGAAATAAAGGTCAAGCTGTAGTATATGAACTATATGGTCCAGATGGTAAGATGGATCCAGAAGTAACATTTGATTTAGCTTGTAATATAGCAGAGATTGGTTTATTTGATAAACTTACACTAGACTATGATATATTTAATCCAGATGGTTCTATGAATGTTCAAATCATTATTGAGACACCAATAGTGACTAAGCCAGAATCAGTTACATTTAAAAGATTAGTACAGACTACATTTAATAATGGCTTACAATCAGCGGATAGTTTAGTAGAATTAGAACCAAATCCTTCTAATACTAGCTTTAATCCTCGATAAAACTCTTATAAATAAAAGCAATAGGTTTAAGGATAATTAATGGCTCGCATACTTTCAATAGAGGATAAGGATCTAAATACGTCTAGTGTGGTTACATCTCGTAAGCTCAACTATTTAGATATAGACTTATCATTTGCAAATCGTCCGAGTGGTGATGTGTATAAGAAAAAAGATGCTGCAGCTGTGAAACAAGCAGTAAAGAACATCGTTGCAACTGGTAGACTAGAGAAACCATTTGAATCCGAATTTGGTGCAGACGTAACATCTTTATTCTTTGAACTAGCGGATAATAGAGCATCACGTGCCATAAAACAAAATATTAGAAATGCTATCTATGTTTATGAGCCACGTGCCGAAGTATTAAACATAGATGTAAATTTACAACCAGATAATAATTCACTTTCTGTAACTATTACCTTTAAGGTAGTCAGTTCGGAAGAAACTGTTACACTCAATACCATCGTTTCGAGGTTAAGATAATATGGCTACAACAATTAAATCAACAGAACTTGACTTCAATACAATCAAGAACAATCTGAAAACAGAACTTGCATCTAAGAGCGAGTTTGCTGACTATAACTTTGAAGCATCTGGTTTATCAAATATTCTTGATGTTCTTGCTGTGAATACACACTATAATGGATTGATTGCTAACTTTGCTTTGAATGAATCATATCTTTCTACAGCTCAGTTAAGAAGTTCATTGATATCATTAGCAGAAGGTATTGGTTATATTCCAAAATCTAAGACTGCTTCAATGGCTACTGTTACACTATCAACTAACACTGGTGATTTATCAGGTAGACCTTCAACACTAGCTTTGGCTAGTGGTACTAAGTTTACTGCTTCAGTAGATGATGTAACATATACATTTCAGACTACAGAGACAGTAACCGCTACAGATAATGGTTACGGATACTATTCATACTTAACACCAGATGGTTCAACTAACATTGGAATCAAAGAAGGTATTGCTAAAACAAAAACATTCTTTGTCGGACCAGATAGTGTAGATGATGTATATGTTATCCCTGATAAAAACATAGATATGGAAACTGCGATTGTTAAAGTATACCAATCAGCAACTGATACAGCATTTACTTCATATATTAATATTGGTAAATCATCTACTATTAATGCCAATACTCGATTATACATTATGAAGGAAGCACCTAATGGATTCTATGAAATAACATTCGGAGATGGTATAACACTAGGTGCAGCACCTGAGGCTGGTAATAAAATTGTTATAGAGTATCTACAAGTAAGTGGTTCTATTGCTAATGGAGCCAGTGCATTTATTGCTAAATCAAAGATTCAAGTATTAGGTTCAGACTATGATGTAAATACAGTTACCTTTACTAATTCTATTGGTGGTGCGGAAGAAGAAACAATGTCTTCCATTCGTAAAAACGCACCATTTCAATATGCTACACAGAACCGTATGGTTACTGCAGTTGATTACTCTACATTGGTTTTATCTAACTTTGGTACACTTATCAAAGACATTCAAGCATTTGGTGGAGAAGACGCCTTAGAACCAGAGTTTGGTGTAGTATTCTTATCCGTTGTTTTCAATTCAGATGTAACAGCAGATACTATTACAACTACAAAGGATGCTATTACTGATCTATCTAAACAGTTATCGGTTGTGGGCTTTGATATTAAGTTTGAAGATCCCGTTACCACATTCATTGAGACAGAGATATTCTTCCAGTTTAACCCTAAACTTGGTTCACTATCTCTAAACAGTGTGCAAGATAATGTACAAACAGAAATTAATAATTACTTTTCTAGTAACATTGGTAAATTTAACCAGACATTCCGTAGATCAATTTTATTGTCTGACGTTGATGAAGTTAGTACATCTGTTCTATCTTCACGTGCTAACATTAAAGTTCAGCGTAGGTTTACTCCTACAACAGATACACTTCAAGATCATACTCTAAGGTATCCAGTTGATATTGCTGAACCAGATGATGTAAACTATATTATTACAACTACACCATTTCAGTTTAATGGTAAAACTTGTATTATTAGAAATAAACTAGGTTCAAATAAACTTCAAGTTGTTGCTCTTGGCGAACAATCAATAGAATCAGATAACATTGGTTCATATAATAACAAATCAGGTGTTATAAGTATTGTTGGATTAAGAATACAATCTGTTATAGGTGGAGATGCATTTATTAAAGTAACTGCAGTTCCAGCTAACCAATCAGCCATCAGTCCACTTAGAAATGATATTCTTGAGTATGATGCTGGTCCATCTTTTGCTACTGGAGTTGTGGTTACAACCACATAGAAATATATGTCACAACGAGATAAAACATTAAAAGATAATAATAGACGTAATCTATTACTGCACGATTGTCATTCTATTCGTGAGGTTCTGCCTGCATATTTTCTTGAAGAGTATCCTAAACTTGTTAGCTTTCTTGAAGCCTACTATGAATGGGAAGATAGCGGTAAGACTCCGTCAAAATTAATACATGACTTATTTCTAAACAGAGATATTACAGCAACAGACATTTCAAATCTTTCTTTCATTGAAGATGAATTACTATTAGGTCAACAATACTTTGAAGGCTTTCAGAATAAAAGATCAGCAGCTAAGTATTCTAACACACTATATAGATCAAAGGGTACACTCTTTTCTATTGAACAATTCTTTAGATCATTCTTTAGTATCTCTCCAGATGTTGTATATACAAAAGAAAACATATTTAATGTTGGAGAGAATACATCACTTATAGGACCAGAGTCACTCAAGTATCTTGTTGATGATAAACTATATCAGAAGTATGCACTATTAGTTAAAGCGCCTATTCCTATTAGTCAATGGAAAGAAGCATATAAGTTATTTGTACACCCAGCCGGTATGTACATTGGTGGAGAAGTTCAGCTTGTAAGTCAGAATGTTAATGATCTTTTAGTTATGCCAGATGTTATAATTGCTGATCAGTTTGATCCAATATACGAAGGTGTTGCTACAGCAGGGCTTGAAGCACAATTAGATATTACTGGTCTGAGACCACGTGGTGTGTTCTTAGATAGTGATACACGTATAAGTCTTAATGGTCAAGTTGAAGATTATGCTACACGTACAATTGAAGAGATTGGCAGAAACTATGATACTATAGAAGAATGGCTTGGTACTAACTCACCAACATTCGATGAAGACTCAGCAGTCGGTGATCCATATGCACCAAGAATGTCTACAGAATTAGATACGTTCGACGAAGTTAATTACATTTGGTATGACTCAGACTCAGCCTAACCCTTATAAATAAAGATAATAGATTTGGATAGAGATTAAAATGGCAAGACAAGATATAGCCCGAGGCACAGCCGCTAATGACGGAACCGGTGATACACTACGTGTTGCTGGTCT